CCAGCTGCTTTGCAAGTTAATATTCGCAAGTATTTTCTGACTATGTGCAACTTCTTCTCTAGTGCTCCGTTAACAACGGAATGTGCTGTGGGCATTAATGCCCAAGGAAGAGGGTGGCATGAGTTAGTTTCCCATATCGTGCAGTTTGGAGAGGATAGGATTGTCGCTGGAGACTACGTTGGTTTCGATCAACATATGTCGGCGCGTATGACCTTACTATCTTTTAAGGTTTTCGAAGAAGTTGCCAAAATGGCAGGATATTCTGAAGAAGACCTGAAGATGATGAGAGGTTGTGCGTCCGAGGTTTGTAATCCCCTTATGTGTCTCAACGGCGAGCTTGTGCAAATGTTTGGTTCTAATCCTTCGGGTCAGAACTTGACAACCTATTGTAATTCAATCGTTAATTCTTTGTACAATCGATGTGTTTTCAGGATCTTGTATCCGGATTGTGATGTCAAGTTTTCGGACGCTGTTAAGCTAACAAGCTACGGAGACGATGTTAAGATGTCTGTCCATCCTAAGTATCCGCTTTTTAACCATACAGAAATTCAGAAAGTCTTTTTGAAACATGGTATTGAGTACACGATGGCAGATAAGGAATCCGAGTCTGTAGGTTACATTAACCATCTCGAAGCAAGTTACTTGCAGAGAGACTGTCGTTTTGAACCTCGTTACTGTTATCTTGACGGTGAGGAAAAAGTCGATGGTATGTGGTTAGCAATGCTCAAAGAAGATTCTATTTTCAAAAGCTTGCATTCTAACTTAGCTTCTAGTACAGAAACACCAGAAATGGTTGCTATTCAATGTATTGAAGGGGCTTTGCGAGAATGGTGGTTTTATGGCAAGGAGGTCTTTGACTTGCGTCACCAACAACTTAAGGAAGTGGTTCTCACTATGGAGTGGACCCACTTTATGTCGCCACAGTTTTTCTTGAATTTCGAGGAAAGAGAAACTTTGTGGCTTGAAAATAATGAGTGCTTCTTGTAAGCACTCAACGTCTCGGAATGACGTTAAAAGTGACCACTTTTGTCTTGGAATGACGTTAAAAATTCCCTCTTTGTAGAGAGTATTCTACAGGCATACTGTCTTATGCCTTATCATTTGACACCTTCGAGTTATTTATACTGGGTATCAGGTAGAGCAAAGCTCCCTGTGTATCTTTATTACAGTTTTCCCATCTGTAAGTAACCAGACAATGCTCGAAGTTTAAAATAGGGACGGTTGCAGCACAATTGTTATGCGTGTTTGCGAGATCGTAAAATTTATTTGACAGGTATTATTCTATTTTATATGATGTTCTTTGGCGCGATTCTTTTAATTTCCTCTGCTGTTGCAGGGATAAGTCATGT